CTATACAAGAATATACTAAATTATTGAAATGCTTAAAAGACGACAAAAACGAAAAAGTCTACTGGATGATTCAGTTTCTTGCAAAAACGGGGGCCAGAGTTTCAGAATTTATTCAATTTGAACAAAAACATTTGCAAAGCGGAGAAGTGCAATTATGGACGAAAGGCAAAATCAGGAAAATATATATTCCAGCGGATTTGATTAAAGCGAGTGAAGATTATTTTGATAAACAACCGAACTGTAAATATATGTTTCCGAATCGGTATGGAGAGAAAATGACCACACGTGGAGTAGCATCAGCAATAAAACGTTGCGTAAAGTACGGAATACGAGAGGAAGTATTGCATCCTCATTCATTCCGCCACTTGTACGCAATACAATTTTTAAAAAATAACAACAATATCGCCCTTCTTGCCGACCTGATGGGGCACGAAAACATATCTACGACATCGATATATTTGAGACTCTCGAGTGAGGAACAAAAAGAACAATTTAACAAAGCAATGAATTGGTAAACAACAAGAAGCTGGACACCCTCCGAGGGTTAAGGATAGATACACATTACAGCAACACGTTAACGGTTCCATGAGGAGCTATATGCCATTGATTCCTCCGGATTTATTCCGGAGGGGAAAGGAAAGAAAATGAAAGTAGAAGAAAAAGCGGAATGGAAAGCAGCACAAAAACCCGTTGCTATTGTCGGTGCTGCGTTTATTACTGTTGACGGAGAATTAAAAGGGAAACCGTTAGCTATTGAAGTGAAAATGGATAGTGGGGAAACAGTTTTGTGTGAGCGAATGGGAGGAACAAATGAGTAAGAAATGGATACCGGTTGAAAAACGACCATATAATGGGCAGCGCGTGCTTTTATCATTTGCGGATGAAAAACAAGGACCGCTTGTGGGCATTTATAGAGCAGATGAAGAGGGAGGAGCCTTTTATGCTCCATTTGTAGACAAAACATATGCATATTTAGGCTATTTTGTAACAGCATGGATGCCATTACCGGAACCGTACCGGGAGAGCGAAGACACAAGGAGCCTTACATCTTGGCGAAACAAGATGATGAATGATTTCATGAAGGGAGCAAGGCGATGAAAGAATATATAAAATGCCCGGAATGCCCAAGGTGTAAACCGCAACCCGGCAAAAGAGACGGGGTCAAATGGGGTATATGCCATAACGGCGGAAATATGGTCTACCTGGAACCAAGAAAAATAAAAAGAGCCAGAGGAAGTGGGTATATACATAAACCGATATCTAGTTGCGAGATGTATGAGAAGGGAGAATGAGAAGATGCTAGAGAATGAAAAACAACGTGAAGATAAGTTTAGACTGAAAAGACAGCTCGAAATTATCTTTGATGCATTAAGCAAAGACATTGATTGCAAGCGCCCTCAATGCGGAAGAAAGACAATTCCAGATGGCTACCCGAGTATATCGGAAAAATTCATGAATGGCGAAATAAGCGAGGACGAATTTGTGGAGCAGTATAACCGATTGATTGAGCAGGAGGCTGAAAAACACTGGGAACCGGTCGAACCGCATGAGCATATTTAAGAGGAGAGAAAATGAAGTTTATTGATTTGTTTGCCGGAATCGGAGGGTTCCGCAGAGGCATGGAATTAGCGGGGCATGAATGCGTCGGGTTTTGCGAATTTGATAAATTTGCAACCGCAAGTTACACATCAATGCACCTGCTTACATTAGAGCAAAGAGAACGTTTAAATAAAATGCCGTTGAAACAGCGACAAAAAGAAATACTAAAGGAGGAATACAGAAATGGAGAGTGGTACGCAAATGACATTAGAAGAGTATATGCCGGAGACATTCCAAGAGCAGATTGCTGGTGTTTCGGATTCCCGTGCCAAGACATCTCAGTTGCAGGAAAACAGCTTGGATTTCAAGGGAACCGTTCAAGCTTGTTTTTTAGAGTTATGTACCTTATCGGACAACTCGAAGAAGAAAATAGACCCACTTACCTTTTCATTGAGAACGTTAAGAATTTGCTTAGTGTTAATGGAGGATGGGATTTCGCCAGACTGCTCATTGAAATGGAGCAGAGGGGGTATGATGCAGAATGGCAGGTGCTCAACTCCAAAGATTTTGGAGTGCCACAGAACAGAGAAAGGTGCTTCATTATCGGACATCTTAGAGGGAGAAGTACCGCAAAAGTATTTCCTGTCGAAAGAACAGACGGAGAAAATAGTATTCAAATGATTGATCACAAAGACGGATACAGAAAAAATACGCAGGTATTTGCACCTGATGGAATTACAGAAACTCTTGATACTGGTCAAGGTGGTGGGCGAGGGCATCATGTAGCATTGCCGTGTTTTATAGATTTGTGCAACAGTGGAACAGAAACAACTAGCATTGCCAGATGCTTGCAAGCAAGATATCAAAAAGGATGTGGAACGTATAAAGCGCAAAATAGCGGTATTGCAATTCCAGTTTTAACACCTGACCGAGCAGAAAAGCGTCAGAATGGACGGAGATTCAAAGAAGATGGTGAGCCGATGTTTACACTTACTGGACAGGATAGACACGGAGTGGCGATTGAACCGATTGGAGTTATTGATTCGCAGGGAATAAAAGTAGCCGAAGCAACAAAGCAAGGCTATTCCGAGTGTAGAGTAGGCATTGATAACGTGAATTTATCAGTTCCAGGAAGTAAAACAAGAAGAGGACGAGTTGGACGTGATGTTGCAAATACATTAGATACCAGTTGCAATCAAGGGATTTTTGTGCAAGTTTCAGAAGAGTTGACCATATATGCTGTCTGGTATGAAAAATACCAGTGCTACATAGCAATCAGAAAGCTGACACCGAAAGAATGCTTTAGGCTGCAAGGTTGGACAGATGACTATTTTGAAAAAGCAGAGTTTGTTAATTCTGATAGTCAATTATATAAACAAGCAGGAAACGGCGTAACTGTAAATGTAATAAGAGCTATTGCAGAAAAATTAGGCGAAAGAGATGGATACACGAAATCACGAACATTGCAAAGGCAAAACGGCGCATGAGCATATATAAAGGAGTGATAAAACTATATGAAACAGCTTAGCCTTGAAGATATCAATCTTGATATGATTCCGATTAATGTTCTGCAGGATGTAGATAAGCGAATATCTGACTGGAGGTCAATGGGAGGCAAAGATTCGGACCCATACATACAGCAACAGTTAAGATATTTAAAACGAGTCGAGTTGATGGCGAACAACGCCGCGGATACGATCACATATTTTTAAACAGGAGGAAGAATGAAGTTAAAAGGGATGGCCGTAGAACAGTTATTAGAGTTCTTAATGATTGCGAACAGTTTAATTGAGATAGGAGAGCTAATATGAGTACAGTAAATAACGTGATAAGTAATGTGATAGCCATAATATGGGCAGTGATTGCTTTGTCGGAATGGATACTGGCAGAAGAAAAAGAAGATAAGATTTATGCAGCAGTAATGATGATATTAGCGATGATTACGCGGAGGTAAGAAAATTGAGCAATCCCAAACACGACTGGTACGGGCACGCAGTAAAGCAGGTAAAAAAATACCCAGACAAACTGATTGCAGAAAATACAGCTCAGTCAGCCCTATGGATGTACGCTATTAACAAGGCGATAAGGCAGACAGAGGGCATGGACAACGGTGAGGACAGAATGAAAGCTGTACAGCTGGTATATTTTGAGGACAGATACACGATAGCAGGGGCGGCGGATAAGCTTGGATATGCAGAAATGACTATACGCAGATGGCTTAGTGCTTTCGCCAATTTGGCTGGGAAATATGCGGGATATTAGAGAGGGAGAATTATCTCCCTCTCTTTTTTATGTTTGTCTAACATGGCTTAAAAGATGTCGTACAATACACTTGTACGGACGAGCGCTGGTAACTTTTTGTGAGACATAACCTCCTCTATCTTTTTGTGGTAAAAGTGTAAACTCTCACCCGCGTAAAAGAGAGTACATAAGACACCTATCCCACGGTGCCTTGTGTCCCATACAGGTTGCGGGGTCTACAAGTGTTTAGAGACCAGCCGCTTATTAGTCTTACCCCGGCGGCTGTTAAGGTGCAATTCCTTATGCTTGTATTTGGTTGCATTATGCAACTGATGTAAACGATTTTTTTCATATTTTCTTTCCTTTCATATAACCCCGTAAACAATCCATTACGGGGTTATGGTTGTATTTAGGAGGTGACCCCAAAATGGGATAAGTAAATACCAGGAGTGGCTGACCCAAGAAGGGTTGCTTAAGATAGAGGGATGGGCACGAGATGGATGCACAGACAAAGAGATCGCGGCAAACATCGGTATTAATCCAGATACCTTGTATACATGGAAGAAAAAATTCCCAATTTTAGCCGATGCCTTAAAAAAGGGGAAAGATGTTGTGGACAGGCAGGTGGAAAAAAGCCTATTACAACGGGCACTGGGGTATAGCTACGAGGAGACGAGTGAAAAGTACGAAGGCGGAGTAATGACGGAGCGAAAAGTAACAAAGAAGCACGTTGCGCCAGATACGACAGCACAAATATTCTGGCTAAAGAACAGAAAACCAGAACAATGGCGTGATAAGCCACAGTCAGAGAGTGCAAGTGATAAAGCACTGGCGAAAGCTATTGAAATCCTTGGGGGTGTCGATAATGCCATTGACTAGCAAGCAAGAGGAATACCTGCAAGGCTGTAACCATCGTTGGAACGTGAAGACCGGAGCAACAGGCTCTGGGAAATCCTTTGTTGACTATGCAATCGTAATTCCTCAACGCCTGACACATCTAAAAGGATTAGGGTTGGCTGTGATGTTGGGAAACACCAGAGGCACGCTACAACGTAACATACTTGACCCCATGCGAGAGATATGGGGCGAGGAGCTAGTTGGCGAGATACGGAGTGACAACACAGTACAGCTATTTGGCAAAAAGGTATATGCACTAGGTGCTGACAACAAGAAGCACGTTGCAAGGATACAGGGAGCGACGATTGAGTATGCATACGGCGATGAGGTAACGACGTGGAATCAAGAAGTATTTGAGATGTTGAAATCTCGTCTCAGGACGTCACACAGTCATTTTGATGGGACGTGCAATCCGGCGGGGCCGAAACACTGGTTTAAAGGCTTTTTGGATTCCGATGCAGATATATTCCAGCAGGCGTACAACATACACGATGGCTGCCTACCTCCGGCGGTAGTAGACGAGTTAATAAAAGAGTACTCGGGGACACACAGGTATCAACGCTACATACTAGGCAACTGGGCAGTGGCAGAAGGGCTTGTGTACGATATGTTTTCTGAGGAAAGACACGTCTGTAAAGCAAAGACTAGCGGAGAGATAATTGTTAGCTCCGACTTTGGTATGCAGAACGCTACCGTCTTCCTGATCTGGCAGAAACGAGTAGATACTGGTAACTGGCACTGCCTACGAGAGCATTATTACTCAGGCAGGGAAAACAACCGCATGAAGCCAGTCAGTGAGCTAGTAAAAGGGCTAGAAGATACGCTAAACGGGCAGAAAGATGATTTAGTGATTGTTGACCCATCCGCCGCCGCTCTCATCGTGGAGTTACGCAGTAGAGGGCACAAGGTCAAAAAAGCAGATAACACTGTTAACGATGGGATAGCAGATGTTGAGACGATGTTGACACAAGACAAATTATCGTTTGACCCGTCTTGCACACACACGATTGAGGAGTTCGGCATCTATGCATGGGACCCAACAGCGGCTGACAAAGGCAGGGATGCAGTTATAAAACAGTCAGATCACGCAATGGATGCTATCAGGTATCTTGTAAAAACATTAAAACTCGTTAAGCGCAGCCGAACAAGACAATACAAATCAATTCTAGGGTGATAACAATGTATCTATCATATCAAGATTTTGTTGCCGCAAAAGACAAAGGGCAATTTATAAATCAGTTTATAAAATTCCACGAGAGCACAGGAGCATACAAAGAGGCGTTAAGGGCGGACAAGTATGACGCACAGGAAAACGAGACTATCCTGCAGTTTCAGCGTGTTTACTACACTTTATTGGGTCAGAAAAAAGTGGACAATTTCTCATCCAATGCACAGATATGCTCTAATTTTTTTCACAAATTAAATACACAACGCTGTTCGTACAGCCTAGGAAACGGTGTCTTTTTTAATGACATGAATGTTAAGAAAAAACTGGGCAAACAATTCGACAGGCGGATTAAAGAGGCGGCATACAACGCATTAATCCATGGCCAGTCCTTCCTTTTTTGGAATGTGGACCACGTGCACGAATTTCCATTTACGCAGTTCGCCCCAATGTGGGACGAGGACACAGGGGCGTTGATGGCGGGTATACGATTCTGGCAGTTAGACGAGCAGAAACCGTTTAAGGTTGTACTGTACGAAGTAGATGGCTACACAACTTACAGTGCAGAAAGCAAATTTGGAGAATTAAAAGAGACCGCTCCCAAACGGGCGTACAGGCAAAGGGTGGAAGTTGCTAATAATTTGGAGCCCGAAATTATCGGAGAGGAAAACTATAGTAGCCTCCCTATTGTACCAATGTTTGGAAACAAAAGGCATATAAGCACCCTGAGGGGGATGCGGTCAAAAATTGATGCCTACGACGCGGTACAAAGTGGTTTTGCCAATGATTTAGACGACTGTGCGCAGATGTATTGGCTCATTTCTAACGCTGACGGTATGACAGATGACGAGTTGGCGGAATTTAGAGACCGACTCAAGTTCCAGCACATCGCAAAGGCCGAGGAAGGGCAGGTACAGGCGTACACGCAAGAGCCGCCATATACCGCTAGAAAAGAGTTTCTCACGCAGATGCGGTCAGAGATTTATGAGGACTTCGGGGCATTGGACGTACACGCCATAGCCGCCGGAGCAACAAACGATCATATCGACGCAGCATATCAGCCACTAGACGATAATGCAGATGATTTTGAGTACTTTGTGGGCGACGCGATTGAGAAGATTCTGGAGCTTGCAGGGATTGACGACGAACCGCAATTTAAGCGGAACAGAATCAGTAACGAGAAGGAACGGACAGACATGGTTCTCGAGGCGGCAAATTATCTGGATGAAGAAACCATCCTGAAAAAATTACCGTTTATCGCACCGGAGGAAGTGCCGGACATTTTGGCAAAGTTGGACGAAGAATCATATAACCGCTACACAGAACCGATTGAACCCGATACGCCGGAAGATAACCCGGAAGGGGATGAATAACTATGTATCCATCCGACAAGTGGACAGAGCAGGAGCTACAAAAGTTAGAAAAACGGCTGACAGACGTATATAAGCAGGCTGAAAAAGAGCTTGACGGCAAAGCGAGAAACTATTTTAAACAGTTTTCCAGGCGATACGCTAAAGAATACGCGGCATACCAGGCAGGAAAGTACAGCAAAAAAGAGTTTGAAGCATGGCTGATGAATCAGTATGGCAGAGGGCAGAGGTGGGAGGCGCTCCGCGAGGACATGGCACGGCGGCTGACAGAATCAAACCAGATTGCCGCGGCATACATTAACGAAAGCACCCCTCTTGTGATCGCTCTTAACCGTAACTTTGAGGCGTACATGATTAAATCTCTTATACCTGATAAACAGATAAAAGAGATCGGAGATATTGCTTTTAATCTAGTTGACGAACACACGGTTAAACGGCTGACGGTCAGAAAGCAGAAGATTCTTCCACCGCGTAGGGTACTAAAAAGCAAGGATGTGCATTGGAACAAAAAGAAATTGCAAAATGCACTACTGCAAGGGATTTTACAGGGCGACAGCATAGGAAAGCTCGCAGGGCGATTCCAAGACGTTACAGGCATGAATCATACTGCAGCAATTAGAAACGCTCGCACAGCGTTCACAGGGGCGCAGAATGGGGGCAGGCAGGCGGCATACGAGGAAGCCTACCAGATGGGAATTGATGTAGTTAAGCATTGGACAGCGACAAAGGATTTGAGGACACGAGATAGTCACAGAGCGTTAGACGGTGAGGAAGTACCGTTTAACATGGCTTACTCCAATGGCCTTATGTATCCGGGAGACCCAAGTGGAATCCCGGCGGAAGTTTATAACTGTCGCTGTACTCAGAGGACTGCGCTACCCGCCGAACTGGCACAACCGCGAATGATACGCGTCAGAAACCCAGAGACAGGTAGAAACGAGGTTGTAGAGGATATGAGCTATTACGAATGGTTAGCAATGCAAAGGGGGCGAATATAATGGCGGATATTGATGTTGTAAGCCATGTAGATGAGGTAATTTTAAAGACCACCATGGCACTTGCGAGGGCATTAGAACAGGCAGGAGCCGCCGCAGAAGGGCACGCAAAAGACCTTTGCCCAGTCGATACGGGAGCGTTGAGAAACAGTATTACACATCGGACCGACTTGGAAAATCTCACAGAGATAATAGGAAGTAACGAAGAATATGCCGCCTATGTGGAACTGGGAACTGGCGTGTATTACAAGGGAGGAAGAAAGACCCCGTGGACTTATCAGGACGATAAGGGACAATGGCACATCACAAACGGTCAGAGGGCGCAGCCGTATTTAAAACCGGCGGCGGCAAATTACGCGAAAGAATACACAGCAATCATTGCAGATGAATTAAAAGGAGCGATGGAATAATGGACAGATTGTCTTTGCTCGTCAAGGCAAAAGAAATGGCGGAGTATTTTACTGATAAAAAGTTTAAATACTCGCAGAACGTGGCGAATAGCTGGGCAGGCGCAAAGAAGAAAAAGGTAAGTAATTGTGCATCGTATGTATGTTATTGCCTACAGCAATTAGGCATCCTCAAACCGGGACAACTGTTTTATTGCAACAGGAACGGAAGAGTTGTCTATAAGGGTGCTGGAACAAAAGCGGCTATATCAAAACGATATAGATTGATAAAAGTAAATAAATTACCCCGGGATTATAAAAACAAATTAAAACCAGGAGACATTTGCTTTTACCGCCTACACACCAATATTTTCGCAGGAATAAACGAGAGCAATAAAATGGTGTGGTGGGACGCCGGAAAGGCTAGCACAAATACTAAAAAAGCAGGCGGAACATACAAAAAGATACATAGGATTATTAACAGCAGCCAGAAAATCTTATATGTGCTGAGATGGAAAGGGTGAGAAAATGACACAGAGAAAAATTATTGACGTGTCGGTATACAACGGCACAATCGACTGGAAGAAAGTAAAGAAATACGGTTGTGATGGTGCGATCATTAAGATTATCCGCAAGGATTTAGGCAAAGATAAGAAGTTTGAGGCAAACTACAAAAAGTGTGAGGAGTTAGGCATTCCATGGGGCGTGTATAACTACACATACGCAACTACAGTGGCGAAAGCTAAGTCAGACATGAAACTTGTATGCGACATCCTAGACAAAATTAGTAAGAAACATTTTAAATACGGCGTTTGGTTTGACATCGAAGACAAAGTACAAGCTAAGCTGACAAAGGGCATGATTGCATCAATCATCAACGCGGCACAGACTGTCGTTGAGTCAAGAGGCTATAAATTTGGCGTTTACACTGGGATGTCGTATTTTTCGGAGCACATTGATAAAAACAAAGTTAACTGTAAAAACTGGTGGATCGCACGTTATTACAAAGGCTATAACCGCATGGCATTTAAAGCGACACCGAACAAATCTTATAAGCCTGCAAACGTGCCTGACCTTATGGCGTGGCAGTATACCAGCTCTGGCGTATTTCCGACCAAGGTTTCAACCGGCAACGGCGGCAAGTTTGATTTAAATATTTTGTATCACGACTTCCCAGCGGTGGAGCAGAAGGAAGAAACAACGAAAGAGGTTAAATACACTGGGAAATTCCCTAAATTGCCGTCACGCGGCTACTATACGTTTTTAGACGGTATTACAGTATTAAAAGGCGCAAAAAGGGAAATTGAAAAATTGCAGAAGTTTTTAAACTGGGCTATCGGCTCGAAATTAGATACTGACGGCAAATACGGCGAAAAGACGGAAGACGCGGTTAGCATTTTTCAGTCGAAATGTAAATTAAAAATTGACGGCAAATTTGGGGCGAAATCCCTTAAAGCCGCAAAAACGTTTAGAAAGTAATCGCGAAGTACTGCGATTTACATATAAAGTCATTTAGGGAAAGAAATCCCTCAAAGAAAAGGAGTAATCAAATGGCACTAACAAGAGCTTTTTTAAAGAGCATGACACTTACAGATGAACAGGTTTCCGCGATTATCGAGGAGCACTCTGCAACCGTTACAGGTTTAAAAGGCGAGATCGCTAAATACAAAGAGGATGCAGAGAAAGTCCCAGACCTCCAGAAGAAATTGAAGGACTATGAAAAGGACGACTGGAAAGGCAAGTATGAGAAAGAACACGCAGGTTTTGAGAGTTACAAAGCCGAACAGGACAAGAAAGCGTCCTACAGCGCGAAAGAAGCCGCGTATAAGAAGATGCTTGAGGAGTCCGGCGTGTCCAGTAAAGTAATTAACCTTGCATTAAAAGCATCAAAAGAGACTATTGATAATTTAAAAATCGGAACTGACGGCAAATTTGAGAATGCAGCAGAAGTAGAAAAAGGCATCAAAGAAGCGTATGCCGATTATATTACAACTGAAAAAACTCAGGGCGCTAATGTATCAAATCCACCGGGAGGAGAACCGGGGAAAATGACCAAGAAAGAAATCATGGAAATTAAAGATGCAGGCGAACGTCAGAAAGCGATTGCGGAAAATCACGAACTTTTTGGATTTTGAAAGGAGTAAACAATGCCAGGAGTAACTACTAGCACTGTATTAAATACAGATAGCACCCTCAAAGCGAGAGAAATTGATTTTGTAACAAGATTTGAAAAAAACTGGGATGCATTAAGAACCATCTTGGGAATCGTTAGACCTATTAGAAAAGAGCCGGGCACTAGCTTAGTAACCTACGAAGCGCAGATGAAAGATGAAGCTTTACAGGGCGGCGCAAGTGTGGGCGAGGGAGAGGCAATCCCTTTTACGCAGTTTAAAGTTGTGGAAAGTAAGAGAGAAGATATTGTCGTAGAAAAATACGCTAAATCTTTAACTCTTGAGTCTGTGGCAAAATGGGGCGCAACCGTTGCGATTGAAAAAACAGATGATGCCTTTATGGTTGAGCTGCAGAACAAGGTTTTAAAGGATTTTTACACATTTTTAAAAACCGGAACATTAAAAGGAACACAGAAGAAATGGCAGAAAGCACTTGCAATCGCAAAAGGTGCTGTACTTAATAAATTCGCAGGAATGAACAGAAATGTAACCGAAGTCGTAGGATTTGCAAACGTAATGGATTTTTACGACTGGTTAGGTGATAAAGAGATTACTGTGCAGACAATGTTTGGTTTACAGTATATCAAAAATTTCTTCGGTTTCTCCACGCTGTTCCTTCTCCCTGACGACTATATTCCGGCAAAAACCGTCATTGCAACACCGGTGGAAAATATTGATCTATATTATATTGATCCCGGCGACAGCGATTTTAAAAAACTTGGGCTTGACTACACGACATCTGGCGAAACAAATCTGATTGGATTTCACGCAGGCGGCAACTATACAAACGCCACAGGCGAAACATACGCCATTATGGGCATGAAACTGTGGGCAGAATACCTTGACGGTGTTTGTGTAGTTACCGTTGGAACTACAGAAACTATCCCGGAAGTATCAAGTTTAAGTGGAAAATAAAAGGGGTTGATTGAGTGCTTTATGAAATCATGAATCACATTCACAATTTCTTCCCGGTCAAGGGGGCGGCGATCACAGGAAAAATAACAATCGGGGAATGGATTTTTGACACGCATATAGATGCAACGGCAGACACCAAAGACCTACGTTATTTTGACACTGCGATTCGCCTCCCACTACAGAACGGGCAGTATTATTTGATAAGCGGCTCTATTTTTAATGACGGGGTTTATCAGTATCACAAAGGCGATACTGCCCCGTTACAGGAGGAGACATTTGACGGTGTAGTGGTTCCACTGGCTATCCCCAAACCGTTTTTGTCACTGGTGGACGAAATCAGCGAGTGGCAGGCGAAAAACGGCAATTTAGGGGCGTATCAGTCGGAGTCATTTGGCGGTTATTCGTACAGCAGGGCAACAAATAGCAAAGGCGAGACCTACACATGGCAAGATGCCTTTAGGGCACGCCTGAACCCATGGAGGAAAATGGCATGAGTTTAATCAATGAATTTTTACAAGATTGCATACTCATGGATAAAAAGCGTGCTTCTGACGGTGAGGGTGGATTTATCACCGAGTGGGTCGAGGGCGCTAAAATACAGGCGGCAATAGTCCGAGATACCTCCATGTCTGCCAGAGTGGCGGAAAAAGAGGGTGTAACAGCAACATATACAATTACTACAGCTAAAACAGTAAAGCTAGGCTATCATGATGTATTAAAAACAAAAGACGGAAAAATTTTTAGAGTTACATCAAATGCAGGGGAGAAAGAATCTCCTGCATCATCCAATTTAGACATAGCGCAGGTTATGGCGGAGAAGTGGGAGCTGACGTCATGACCCCAACAGCGGCACTGTATCAATTTTGGTCATCCTTCGGCATAACTGCATATCCGTCTAACAGAGTGCCGGAGGACACCACATTTCCTTTTATCACATATGAGCCGATTATAGCAAATTGGTGGACAGGCGCAGCCGCCGCTAGTACTGTAAACATTTGGTATCACACAGAATCTGAGGCAGTCCCAAACAAAAAGGCAAAAGAAATCAGCGACAAATTGCAAGGGGGCACCACGGTAAAATGCGATGGCGGATTTATTTTCCTGTCGCAGGACCAGCCGTGGACTCCTTTGGTTGATGAAGCCGACTCGTCGATAGTACGCAGATACACAGCAATAACTATGCAATTTATAACTATTTAACGAGGTGAGCAAATGAAGTATACACAGGTACCTTCTGACCTTTTTAAAAAAATACAGATTAACGCCGGTATTATTGTATCAGCCTTTGAGCCAGAAACGGGTGCCATAACAACAACTAACATCCTCATGGCAACCAGCGGCGGTTGTAGCTTTAGCGCAGAGCCATCCTTTACGGATTTCGGCGAAGATATTGACAACGTACCCAAAAATACGATGGAACTCAAGGAAATCGAATCTATTGAGGTAAAATTATCAGGCACAGCCGTTACAATGGATACCGCGCAGGCTAAAAGTTTTATGGCGGCGGCAGACGTAGCAGGAAACAAAGTAACCCCAAGGGCAGATTTAAAGGCAGAAGATTTTAAGGATATTTGGTGGATCGGTGACTATTCGGACGAAAATTCCGGGGATTCCGCCGGATTTATCGCAATCAAAATCATGAACGCTCTCTCAACGGGCGGATTTAAGATTAAATCAGATGATAAATCCAAAGGAAATTTTGATTTTGAATACACAGGACATTATAGCATTAAGAACGCAGAGACAGTACCTTACGAGGTCTATATCAAAACAGGCGAAGCGGCGTAGGAGGTAAAGCATGAAATTATCAGATTTAACAGCAGAACAGGGTTTAGAAGCAATCGCAAATTCTCTCGAATGCATCGGCAACATCGCAGACGATGATGACGCGCTTAAGCTGTGCCAGGAACTTGTGCCGCGGGAAGGCGAGAAATATATCAAAGTCTTTGCTAGGGGCGCCAAAACAGCCCCTAGACTGTTAAAAACACACAAAGATGATGTAATCGGAATCTTAGCGGCGTTTGAATTACAGACAGTCGAGGAATACAAGAAAAAGCACAAATTAATGGATGTTATCAAGGGTATGGTTGACCTTGTCAACGAACCGGAGGTACGTCAGCTTTTTTTCTCAGTGCCAACAGGCGCAACAGACGGACACTTTGGAGATGCGCAGGAGAATACAGAGGAAAAAGCGTAAAAGGCTTCCTGCTGTATGTCAAAGCTAAGATTTTAGACGATACAGAGGAATTAATTTACAAGCGATACATGGCCGATGGGCTGAAATATGTAACCGAAAGTATTTCGCAGGCGTTCGGCGGGAAATATCTCTACGTATCGTTTGTTGATTTAATTGATAATGATAAAAAACAAACAGCAACAAAGACTGGCGAAGAAATAGCCGCGGACGTCATTAAAAAAGCCGGATTGGTGGTGGAATAATTGAATGTAATGGAGTTGTTTGTCACTCTGGCAATCAAAGACACCGCATATAAGCAGGGGCTAAAAGACGCAGAAGGTAACGCCAGCTCGTCCACATCAAAAATCGGCGGGGCATTTAAAACAGTCGGGAAGGCGGCTAAAACAGCCATGGCGGCTGGTTCTGCCGCCGCCGTTGCATTTACAAAAACGTCAATAGATTCCGGAATGAATTTTGATACCGCGATGTCTCAGGTAGCAGCTACTATGGGAACAACCGTAGATAAAATAGGGAATGTCGAAGCCAAGGCTGAGGAAATGGGGCGCACTACAAAGTACACCGCGACGGAAGCAGCCGAAGGCATGAACATTCTTGCCCAAGCCGGCTTGTCGGCTGACGAACAGATTAGTGGTATCGGAACGGTACTTAACCTTGCCTCTGCCGGTGCTATGAGTCTGGAAGAATCGGCATCGTATACCGCCGGAGCTGTAAAGGGCTTTGGCGACTCGATGGGCAACGCATCTTATTATGCTGATTTAATGGCAAAGGGTGCTACTCTTGCTAATACGAACGTAAGAGGTCTTGGAGAAGCTTTTTCCGGTTCTGCCGCCACAGCGAAAAACTACGGCCAAGCGGCGGACAGTGTCACGCTTTCCTTGCTCCGCTTGGCAGAGCAGAACGTAACAGGTTCTGAGGCATCTACGGCGTTAAATAGGGCAATGGCAGACCTATATACTCCGACTGACGACGCATCAAAAGCATTAGATCAGTTAAAGGTATCCGCTTATAAAACAAACGGCGAAGCAAAAGACTTTAACGACCTCGTAGACGAGCTGAATGGCTCTTTACAGGGTATGACAGCGGAACAAAAAAACAACGCTCTTGCTACGATTTTTACAACGCAAGGTTTGCAGGCATTTAACAAAATGACCGCATCAAGTGATGCGACTGTGCAAAAATTTTGGAAAGGAATACAGGATTCTTCCGGCTCCGCGGCACAGCAGGCGGCTACGCAGCTAGACAATCTAAAAGGTGATATAACCTTGCTATCTAGTGCTACAGAGGGCTTAGAACTGGGTTTTTACAATACTTTTTCGGGCGCTATCCGTGGTGCCATTAAAGGTGTAACAAGCGAGGTTAGTGGATTAGCTGAGGCGATGGAATCCGGTGGCATAAGTGGCGCTCTTTCCAAACTGGCACAAGATGCGATTAATTTTAGTGGTCAGTTGCCGGGGCTGACAAAAATCGGCGGCGACCTCATAAACGGTTTAATTTCGAGTGTTACTCAAAATTCTGGCAGTATTACAACTGCTGTCGGCCAACTGTTAAATAATCTCGCCTCTACGATTTCCACAGGGCTAAATGTATTTACTTCGGTCGGTGTTAATTTACTGACGACTATCGCCAGCGGCATGACTCAGGGCATCCCAACCTTTTTAGGACAGGCGTTGCCGATGTTGACGCAATTTACGGAATCACTGAGAAGCAATGCAGGAAAACTAATAAATGCAGGTTTGGCTCTTATCCAAAATATCGCGCAAGGGTTGATTAACTCTATCCCTGTATTGATTGCATATGTACCTACGATCATAACAAATTTAGCCGGTATCATTAACGATAACGCGCCAAAAATCCTTGCGACAGGAGTAACGATCATAACAAATTTAGCGATTGGCCTAGTTCGTGCGATTCCGTTGTTAATTGCTAATTTGCCTAAAATTATCACAGCCATTGTAAGTATATTTACAGCGTTCAACTGGTTTTCGCTTGGTAAAAACATTGTTACTGGCATAATAAAAGGGGTTAAAAATCTCCCATCGCTCTTAAAGACTGCTGCTAAAAATGCCGTAAACGGATTCAAAGGGGCGTTTAAGGGCAACGGCATTTTATCCGCTGTTAAAGGGGCGTTTACTAAGATACCGTCAGCTGTAAAGAGCATCTTTACTAAGGCAGTATCCCTTGTAAAAAGCTTCCCTGGACGGTTTAAGAATGCCTTAAAGTTTAGCTGGTCTCTTCCGCACCTAAACCTACCGCACCTGAGTGTTTCCGGCGGAAAAGCTCCGTTCGGTATTGGCGGAAAGGGCTCACTACCATCATTCCACATTAGCTGGTATAAAAAGGCTATGGAAAGCCCGTATGTATTTTCTGACGCCACATTGTTTGGAGCAGGAGAAGCAGGAGACGAGATGCTGTACGGTCGTAGTAGGTTAATGAGCGATATCAAAGAGGCAACACAGGGAACGAAAAATGATGTAACTATTAATGTAACTGTAAACGGTGCAGATAACCCAGAAGAATGGGGAAGAAGGATGGCAAGTGAGCTTAGAAGGCAGGTGAAAATGGCATAATGGCAAAGAAAAATAAAAAATCTGCTGCTCCCAGTGGTCTGTCTATATCGAGAGACAATCTGAAATTTACAATATCTTGGAAAATACCGGCGAAAAAATATGAGGATGGACAGTGGCTGTGGTATCGTCTACATACAAAAAACGCCGGTGCATCCAAATGGGATTGGACAAAGTGGAAGAAAATAGATGTGGGAAAATCAGCAACCAAAAAAACAGTAGCACTTGATGCAAAAAATTATTATCCTGTCTCATCAAAATTATTAAATGCGATAGAGTTTAAGGTAAAGGGCAAAACAAAAAGTGATAAAAAGCATACCTATACAGCCGCACATTCCACAAAGACATTTACCATTTATGCACCAAATGCCCCTTCCGTTTCTTATTCTCTTGATGATACTGGCGCAAATAAAGGTGCCTTTACTTGGAGCACATCATACGAGGCGAATGATGCGAGACATTTCGCAAAAACACAGGTACAGACTGCATTAATGGCAAACTATAAGGGCGCCATTGCGAACGCTCGCTTTGCCAATTCGGCTTATACAGGGGCTTCTGGTACATGGGAAATAACAGAGGATGGTTCCCCAACACAGAGTATGACATTCTGCCGCATTGTAAGGGTAAAGTCGAGAGGATGTGCCGGAGATTCCGGTTGGGGTTATGCGTACCATTATTACAGCATCCCGGAACGTCCAAACATACAGAACACAGGGAGCAAAGAGATAGGTTCCTCTAGCCGGTATGTATGGGCAAGCTGGGTGCAGGCATCGCCACAAGACCGCCCTGTGGATTCCATGGAGCTACAATATGCCATAGACACGCCGGAAAGCGGAGAGAGGTATACCGGCACCTCATGGAGCACAGGAGTAACCGTTGCATACCATGACTACACGGTATCGGCAGATTTTAATACAGACGACGGCATAGCGGAAGACCAGATTATGTGGACAAGGGTGCAAAGTACGCACGATAAAAAATATGCGTATTCTGAGCCACGAGTAGCGGCACGAGGAGCCCTAAAATCCCCGTCATTTGATACGGTATCAGCGACAGGAACAACACTGACAATTAACAGCATTGAGCGCAACACGGAAGTGCCTGACGCTAAAACAGCCGTCTGGATGAAAATAGACAATGAAGAAAAAGGTATTATTGCAATCACCGACAAAGAGGGGACGATCACGGTTACGTGTCCGGACGTTTCCGGCGGCGCTGAATACCAGATTGCCCTCAAGAATTTTACCGGAACTTCTACGCCTCAGAATGGAGCGCCTGGCATTACCTACAAACTTAGCCCCCTCATGCAGTCAGGGTGGATTTACTCAGAGACAAGAAAAATTGCGGTTCCGCCGAAAAATATAACTGCAATGGCGGTAGCATCTGATACCGTAGAATTAACGTGGGATTGGTCATGGAAAAACGCAGATGCGGCTACTATATCATGGGCAGACCATGAGGACGCATGGATTAGTACGGACGCCCCAACTACTTATGACGTGGAGGACAGGGAGACCACATGGCATATCGGGTCCCTGGAATCGGCAAAAACATATTATTTCCGCGTAAGATTGCGGGATACGTCCGGGGACGAAGAAGTGTTATCTCCTTGGTCTGATACGGTTTCCGTATCTCTGAGTGAGACACCAACGACTCCTACGCTTGCAACAACGGAAAATTATCTTGCCCTGGACGATACAGTTATTTGCAGTGTTGGCTACACCGGAAACAGCAAAGCGAGCATAAAAATAGCGGAAGCGATTGACGATGAGCCGGTTAAAGGCAAAGATGGAAACGTCGTTGTTTTAATGATGTCTTCCGGCATGGAGACATTATCAGAAACGATTGAAAACATTAATAAAATCTATACTGCAAACGGCCTCTTGAGTAATCTGTGGAATGTAGGAGAAATCCATTATCTAAAAGCAATGGTTACGGCACAAGGAGGCAAGGAAGGGACATGGTCAGATTCTGTGGCTGTTGAAATTGTTGCAAAACCTGCGATAGACAGCGTTACAACAAATCTTATCTCGGAGACGACTACATATAATTCTGGCGATGTTACCACGGAAACAAGCGACCAGACAGTACCAGAATCATCGGAAGGCACAACAAATTATTTAGAGCAGCTACCATTAACAATAGTCCCTTCCTTCGGGGATTCTGCTGGCACAGCAAAAGTAACGATTGCCAGGGACGAGGATTATTATATTCTGCGCCCGGACGGATTAAAGGAACAGCATTTTGCTGGCGAAATTATTGCCAGTTTTACCGGTAGCGAAACAGATAACTACAGTATTGCCTTGGGCGACCTGATCGGGCAGATGGATGACGGTGCAAGGTACAGCATACAGATTGCATTTACAGATATTTATGATCATGTGGCAGAAAAAAAGATACCGTTTGTTGTACGGTGGAAACACCAACCGGAAGTACCAACGGCCACTGTAAATACGATTGCAGACAATAAAACAGCAAGTATTGTTGTCGCTAAACCAACTACATATGCTGACGGGGATACATTTGATTTGTACCGGATGAGCGTAGACAGAGCAGAATTGATTCTAGAAAATGGGGTTTATGGCCAGAAGTACATTGACCCATACCCTGCGCTAAATGAGTACGGCGGCATACTGGTTGTAAATAAAACCGCCAACGGCGACTATATAACAGTAGATAGCTCGTTTGCATGGTTATACAACGAATTTTCGATAGCCCACGAAAAGGCAATCATTGATTTTGACAGTGAATCTATCGAAATCCAGTATAACCTTGATTTAGATAACTCATGGGATAAAGATTTTGAGAGGACAGTATACCTTGGGGGCTCCGTGCAAGGCGACTGGAACCCTGCAGTCACTCGTGATTTAAAAATTGATGCAGTAAGTATTTCGCTAACAGAACCAATGATGATTGAGCAAATGAGGCGGCTCGCAACGTATCCCGGAATATGCCACGTTAGAACACCGGACGGCTCGTCATTTTCCTGCGATATACAGATATCGGAGAAAAAAGACCACGATAACAAAATGCGGACAGATTTCTCGCTAACGATTAAAAAAGTGGATTCGGAAGAACTGGATGCTGTGACGGAAGAACAGTGGAGTGCAGAGCATCCTAACGAGGTGATGTGATGGATTGGAGCAAAGGATTTTCAGCAAGATATATTTTGACAACGGTTGACCCCAAAACATGGACAGATCGGCAGGAATTTGAATTTACTGAGGGCAGTATTGACCGGGACAGCACGTCAGATTTAAGGGAATCTGCCTCTGTCACAATGACGGAAAAGATAGCAGACAATGAGTGTTGGGTCCGCATTTACCTGCAAGCCAGACAAGGAGGGTCAGGAGTAAAAGTAGCACTGTTTACTGGCTTGACCGCCTTCCCGGAAAGAAAGCTTGATGGTGTTAGGGAAAACTACAATATTGACTGTTATTCTGTCCTTAAGCCAGCAGACGATGTGATCTTACCGCGTGGCTATTATGCACCAGCCGGTAGCGGAGCAAAACAGATTAAAAATCTGCTCAATGATTGCATCCCTGCCCCTGTGTACGTCGAGGGAACATCGCCGATAACTACGGATGACATCGTTGCGGAAGATGGGGAAACAAGGCTCACAATGGCACTGCACATATTAGATGCCATTGGTTGGCGCATACGAATACTTGGCAATGGAAGTATTGTTATCTGCGCAAATGATAATAATAGCAGTCTTACAGTGGGAATTAACGCAAACGACATCATAGAGTGTGATGTAACAGACGCATTTAATTGGTACGACACACCCAACTGTTTTATGGCAATACATGACGATTACGGCGCAGCCATCGCGCGGGACGACAGCCCGGACAGTTATTTATCAACCGTCAGCCGGGGGAGGGAAGTGTGGAAATCGGAAACAGGTGTTGAATTATCCTCTGGGGAAAATATAGCAGCATACGCCGTTAGAAAGCTAAAAGAATTGCAGAACCCTGCCAGAACGATACAGTACAACCGGCGATTTTTTGAGGATGTTCTTTTAGGGGATGTAGTCTTTTTGAATTATCCGCGGCATAACCTTACCGGAAAATTTAGAATAATATCGCAAACACTGTCCCTGGAACATGGTTGCCGCACGAAGGAAGAGGTGGAAAGCATTGAATGAGTTTGTAAAAGAGATTGCTTCAGCAATGAAAGAAAGTAAAACAAAGCCATACGATACAGTTGCAAAAGTCCTTCGGGTTGACGAAAAAACAGCATATGTCCACATTGACGGCGGAGCAGATGAAACCCCTGCGCAGATGGCTATTAACTGCAAATCTGGGGATACGGTAAAAATACGTGTCTCCGGTGGAAAAGCATGGCTTACTGGAAATCTTACATCTCCACCAACAGATGATACAGCCGCAGAAAAAGTAAAACAATCGCATGAAAGATTTAAAAAAGGAACCGCTAAAAATTTTGGGTTACAGAACGAAAAAATTATTAATGCAGCTAAAACTGCAACAAATTTTATTGATTATATAGATGGTGTTGGACTGATAGTTGGCGACATGAGAGGGAACACCCTTAAACAAAATACTTTACTTGATGCATATGGTATGGCTGTACGAAAAGGAAATAGTGAGATTGTAAGGTTTGGTACAGCACCTATCGTGATCACCAACACGGACGGCGATAAAACTTATGAGGGCTCCGGCTCCGTGATGCAATCCGACCGCAACATTGTTGTTTCCACCCAACAGACAAACCCAGACGACATCCATGGCGGCGGCAAGGCGGCTCTGGAATTGTATTACGATAAAACCAAGGACACCACAGGACTTTCACTAGCCGTCAAAGGGGGCTCGACGTATAGCGACCTGTATGAGTCTATGGGAACTGGGATACATGTCGATAATAACCACATACAAGTCGTATCTGACGATATAGAGTGCATCTTGGGCAAAAATAACATCTTGTGGGATGCTAACGGCGTAGGATACTGGATGCTTGCGGAGCATAAATTTACACTAAATGAGCCAATATCAATGCAACCGACCGGTGCCGTATTTGTCTGGAGTCACTATAGTAATGGAACTTGTGATAATTGGTGGTGGACAACGTTTTTTGTACCTAAACAGCACGTTGCCTGGCGACCTGGAGATGGTATGTTAATGAGCAATCCATATTACGGATTAAATAAATACCTATATATCGGTGATACATTTATACAGGGTACTGACAGTAATAAATCTAATAACGCACAAAACGGAATAGCCGTTAACAATCAAGGGTTTGTACTAAGATATGTGTTAGGAGTGTAATTATGGAAGAATATTATATTGGATACGTATTTGATGGCTTATACCCACCAAAAGCTGCGCAGTGGTGCAACGAAAATGGTACGTGTCATATCGAGGCAAATAAGGAAGGAAAGTATGAAATCGTTGAGAATGTTGACCGAGAAGAACCGGAACACCTATTTAACGATAACACGCCGTCCATACCAGAACTAAACAAAAAAATAGAAGAGCTTACAAAACAAAATGAGATGCTCACAGATCGCCTGCTAAAGCTGTCTGATACGATTCATGCATAAGGAGGTGGAAGTATGATAGCTAGTGGAACAATAATTATTGATGGACAGACATACCGCAAAGGAGATGTTATACACGATTTAGGCGGATGGGATTGCATAGATACGGACGGAAGTAAGCGATATTACTGGGGAAAGTCTTCTGAAGTAGATAAATTGCCTCATTATGTTGCAAGTGGTTCAACGGCGTTATGTGTAGACACAGGGGAATTATATGGCTTTTATGCCCCTGATAGCAAGTGGTTTTTACTTTAGGGAGGTGTAGAGCATGAGAAAAAGTGGATTAACGGGAGATGAGGCGTATATACTCTCAAAACGTAGGGGAACAACAGAAGACCTTGGCCCGCTAAAGAAAGAAATTGGTAAGCTAAAGGAAGATTTATCTAACAAAATCACAAAGTTCTATGCATCAAATCAAGGCGAAACCCATCTTGCCGATTCTGATAATGGCAAAATTCAAGATATGATGATATATGGCAAATCATCACAGGATGGAACGCCCTCACTCGAAAATCCAGTTGAGATTAAGAGCGTGGTAAATCCTGTTATTAAGATTTGTGGGAAGAACTTGTTTGATTCTAAAAAATTCCCAATTATATTAAACAGGGCGATAGATACCAACACAGGTAAGATATATGAATCATTAAGCGGAAATTATTGTGCTACTGAGAAGTATATGCATTTTCCGTATAGTGGGAAAAAAGTTTCATTTAACGCTTCAATGACATTAGTTGCATATGACAAAGATTATAAATTCATTAATACTGTTAATAGAAATAATGGTCAAGTTCCAATTGGAACAATGTATGTCAGATTTGACATTAAAACAGCAGAAAAAGATAAAGCACAGATAGAATTATCCGAAAACGCAACAACTTACGAACCATACAAAGAACAGACCATACAGTTAACAATCATCCTTAACTCAATTCCAGTTTCAAGTGGTGGTAACGTCACAATCAACGGACAGCAATATGTTGCAGATTATGTGGATGTGGAGCGTGGAAAGATTGCAAAGATGGTTGATTCTTCTAAGTTAGATAATGCACAATCTATTGTAAACAAAACCGAATGGTTATTAGCAGAACCACAAGAAATTGACTTAACGCAGGAAGAAGTACAGACACTTAAAGCACTTGCAACATATTATCCGACTACAAACATCAGCGTCATTTCAGAACAGTTGGATGGATATACAGTATTTAATTACCCGATTAGCATGGCTAATGGATGGAATTATGTAAAACAACAGTTAAATGACAATCGTGATTATATCTATGATATGGACACACAATCAGCAGAAGCCTATGTCAATAGCGAATACGCAGCAGCACTTACAGAATTGGAGGTATGATTATGTTATATAGAACATTACTGAAACTTAAAGAGAGAAAAGGGCTTACAGATGATTTGAAAAATAAGATTGATGTGTTTTTTGCAGTTGGGAGAATCACAGAGGAACAGTACAATGAGTTAATGGACGTTGTGGTTGAAGAAGAACCGAAAGCAGAAACTAATTAACTAAAGAGGGCTTTAATTAATTTATAAAAACAAAAGA